CTTTTCTTCACACCCGTGAGAAAATAAGTTAACAGAAAATTTGTATGTTTGTACTGAAAACACTATAAAAACATGAGAGGACGGCCAAAATTACCAACCGAAGTAAAAAAACTACAAGGCACCGAAGACAAGCGCTGGCTGGTCGAGAATGAAATGAAGGTTTTACCAATGGACGAACTACCAGAAGCGCCTAAGAGTTTTAATGCGGCTACTACTAAAATTTGGAACGGGGTTTGTTTAGAACTGAAACGAAACGGACTGCTTGCCAGTTGTGACTTAGAACTACTGCGCGGCTATTGCATTCTGTTAAACCAGTTCGAGGACGCCTACTCTATGACTAAAAAGGAAGGGCTGGTAACAGTAAGCCGCCACGGCGAGCAAGTTGTAAACCCTTGGTACCGCGTGCAGTGTGACAGCCTTAAGCAAGCAACTCAGTTAGGCCAACTCTTTGGAATTACGCCAAGCGCTCGCAGTAGAATTAGCGCAGCAGTAGTTAAGCCAGTAAGTAAATTAGACTCACTTAAAAAACCAAAAACAGCATGAGCAAAAAAGTAATTACAAAGGCCGTAAGCACTAAAGCCTTTGAGACAACCACAGTAAAAATGCAAGCCGAGCAAGTTTACACAGTGCAGCCATTGGGCCAGCAATTTGTAGTTTGCATTAACGGCGTGCCCTGCAATAAGCAAGGACAGCAAGCCGAGGACATTGGGCAGGTGTTTACATACCGAAACGAAAAACTAGCGTTTGAGTGCTTGGCATATTTTAGGCGGTGCAAATTGTAAACGACTATATAGCAAAAATAAACAGCGGCGAAGTTGCTGCCTGCGCTCATGTTAAAAACGCAGTGGCTCGTTATGAGCAGGACCGTGCAAACGGTTGGCGCTTTAATGACCAACTAGCACAGCACGCCCTAGACTTTATAGAGCAGCTAGTACATACGACTGGCGACTACGCAGGGCGTAACTTTACGCTAGAGCCTTGGCAGGCGTTTATAGTTTATAACCTCTTTGGATTTTTAAACGAGGATGGCAGCAGGCGTTTTACTCGCGCTTATGTAGAAGTGCCCCGTAAAAATGGTAAGTCTACCTTTTCCAGCGCAGTTATGCTTTACGGACTTATAGCAGACGACGAGCCAGCGGCTCAGGTTTACAGCGCGGCCACCAAGTTGGACCAAGCTATGATGGTCTTTGGCGAGAGCGTGCGAGTGTGCCAAAACTTGCCATGGCTTCACGAGGAGTTAACTGTTAACAACTCTGTTAATAACCGCCGCATAGTTTACGGCCAAAGTTTATATAAGCCACTTGAGTGGAACCCAAACAAGCAGGACGGACTTAATACACACTTTGCTTGCATTGACGAATACCACGCGCACCCTAACGACGAGCTGTATAATGTAATTCGTAACTCTATGGGTGCAAGGCGGCAGCCTTTGCTTTTTACAATTACAACAGCGGGCTTTAATCGTGAGGCACCCTGCTATAAGCATCGGCAGTATTGTGCAAATGTTTTAAACGGGGCTATAAAGGACGACGCGCTGTTTAGTGTTATTTATACATTAGACGAAGGCGACGACTGGACCGACCCAGCAGTGTGGGCAAAGGCTAACCCTAACTGGGGCATAAGCGTATACCCTAGGCAATTAGAGCAGGCGTTAACCGAGGCTAAAGAATTTGTGCATAAGGAGGTAGAGTTTAAAACTAAGCTGTTAAATGTTTGGACCGACACGGCACAGACTTGGATTAGTGACAGCCTTTGGAAACTATGCGACGGCGACGACGAGCTAGAGGGCGAGGTTTGTTATGGTGGCTTGGACTTGGCAAGCACGGGCGACTTTTGCGCATTCTCGTTATACTTCCCAAGCCTGCACGCTGTGAGAACTTGGTACTGGCTACCTAGTGAAACCGCCTTTAAGCGTAAGGACGCTGCGGGCGCTTCTATTCGCCAATGGGCAGCCGACGGCTTTATAGAATTAACGGAGGGCAATGTAACGGACTACGCTTTTATTAAGGCTCGCGTTATAGAACTAGCCCAGCGCTACGACATTAAAGACATAGCCTTTGACCGATTTAACGCTTCGCAGTTAGTAATTGAGTTACAAAACGAAGGTTTACAAATGTTTCCTTTTGGGCAGGGCTTTGTTAGTATGTCGGCACCGACTAAAGAACTAGAGCGACTTGTTAAAGACAAAATGCTAAGGCACGCTGGCAACCCAGTGACGCGCTGGATGATGGGCAATATATTGTTAACTCAGGACCCAGCGGGTAACATTAAAATAAATAAGGCCAAGAGCGGCGACAAAGTCGACGGGCCAGTAAGTATAGTTATGGCCTTGGGCACTTGCATGCAGGACGCAGCCAAAGAGCAAAACAGCGAATTTTGGTTTTTAAGCATATGAAATTTTTAGACGACTACATGCAGGAATACTATAACAACCTGCCCAAGTACAAGACCTACGAGGACGCCTACAATGCCACAGAGCAAAAGTATTTAGGCAAGTTTGGTGTAAAGCGTTACAAGTCTTATGATGTTTTTAGGGCGGCACTTTCTCGCTGGCTTGCGCAAGGGCGTAACAAATGTTAACGCAAAAAATTTAACGCGGTTGTAATTTGCGCCCAATGAATTTAAAGTTTTGGCAGCCCCGAAAAGAAAAGCGCTCTGGCTTGTCTCAGCCTGCTGACTGGTTTATTAATACCTTAAACAATGTTTTTGGCTACCAGACTAAAAGCGGCCAAGCGGTAAACGACCGCACAGCGTTAAGCATTGCCTCGGTGCATGCTTGCGTTAGAGTAATTGCAGACGGTATAGCAGGCCTTACTTTGAAACTATACAAAGACGACGGCATTAATCGCGACCAGATTGTAATACATTACAGCACGGCATTAATTAACGAGCCTAACCCTTACCAAACGAAATACGACTTTACTAAGTACATGGTAAGCCACTTGGCGCTTAAGGGTAACGCTTACGCTTTTATTAATCGAGACGCTCGTTTTATTGGCGTAGAGTTGCACCCTATTGCCCCCGACTATGTTACACCAGTAATGCAGGACGGGCAACTATTTTACAAAATAAACCTTAAGGGATTCCCTTCTATTGTGCCTGCTACTGACATGCTGCATTTTAAAGGGCTTTGCGGTGACGACCCGCTAGTAGGTTTGTCGCCTATTGTCGTGCATGCTGAAACCTTGGGTATTGACTTGGCAGCAATTAGCCAAAGCGCTGGCGTTTATAAAAACGGAGTGCTTAAGTTTTTGCTAACAAGCGACGCGCAAATTAAACCCGAGCAGGCAGTGCCTTTAAAGAAAAGTCTAGACGATGTTATAGACGGGGCCAGCCGTTCTACTGTTTTGCCTAACGGCATTAAAATGGAGAAGCTGAGCCTAAGCCCAGAGGAGGCCCAATACTTAGAAACTCGCAAATTTAGCGCAGAAGAAATAGCCCGTATTTTTGGCGTTCCTGCTTCCATGATTGGGGCAGCGGGCGGCATAAAGTCTAGCGTAGAGCAAGAGTACCAAGACTTCTACGCGCGCACCTTGGCAAGTTATGCTATTAACATTGAGCAGGAACTGGCCCGCAAGTTGCTGACCGAAAGCGACAAGTTAACTTATTATTTTAAATTTAACTTTAATTCACTTTTGAGGGCCTCCGCCAATGAGCGCGCAGACTATTATAATAAAGGCATTCGCGGCGGCTGGCTCTCTAGAAACGAAGCCCGCATGTTTGAGGACGCTAACGGATTCGACGGCGGCGACGAGTATTTAATCGAAAGCAACCTAATGCCAAGCAGCCAGATTAACGCCTACATGGATGCGAAAATAGCGCAGCTTATGAGTACCGCAGACAAAAACAATAACCCAGACGGAGTTAATAACACCGAGGTAATATAATGAAACAAGAGCGCAGAACATTTACAGGCACCGTCATAGCACGAAGCGAAGGCGAAAACATGCCTAAAGAAATTGGCGGCATTGCTGCTGTAATTAACTCAGTTACTGACCTTGGCTACTTCGAGGAGGTTATAGAGCGCGGCGCGTTTGACTATGCCTTAAGCAAAGAATACGACATCCGCTGTTTATTTAACCACGAAGCCGAGTTAATTCTAGGCCGTACTTTGTCAGGCACTTGTAATGTGTTTGTAAATGGTGACGGAAACCTAGAGTATACTTGGGTACCAGACTACGAGAACCCTACTCACATGTCAGTAGTGCGCAGCATTATGCGCGGAGACATTACGCAAAGCAGTTTTGCATTTACCATTAAGGAGCAGAAGTGGAGCGACTCTACAAAATACGGCACAATGGGCAAAAGAACTATTACTGTTATAGAAGACCTCTACGATGTTAGCCCAGTTACTTACCCCGCTTATGCTGACACCGAGGCCGACGCGCGTAGCATTGTAGCAATGAGAGACGAAGAGCGCGAAATAGAAAGCGCCAAGCAAAGCCAAGCGGCAGCCGACATTTTAAAACTTGCGCTGTTGCGTTACGAAAATTTATAAAACAAAAACAAAAAAACCATGAATAAAATTAAAGCATTGAAAGAAGAGCGTGGACGCTTGCTCGGCGAGTTGTCTACCTTGCAAACCACCATCGAGAAGGAAGCCCGCTCTATGGCTGACAGTGAAACCAACCGCTTAAGCGAAATCGAAGCCCGCTTGGGTGCGATTAAGGCTGAGGTTGAAACTTTGGAGAAATTGCAAAACTTGGCCGCTCAGGCTGCTGGCCACTCTGCTAGCCGCAGCGAAGAGAAGGAAAAGGAAAACATGAAAGAACAGTACAGCTTTAAGCGTGCTATGGAAATGGCTATTACTGGCCGTCGCGAAGGTGTAGAGGCTGAGTTCAACTCTATGGCTGCTGCTGAGTTCCAGCGTTCTGGTGTTTCTGTTTCTGCTCACTCTATGAAAGTGCCTAGCGAAGTTTTCAAACGCGACATGTCAGTTACTGGCGGTTCTGCTGGTTCTGAGGGTGGCGTGAATGTTCAAACCTCAGTGGGTTCTATTATTGATGTATTGTTGCCTAAAACTGTTTTGCGCGGTTTGGGTGTACAGCAGTTGTCTGGCTTGGTAGGTAACTTGGACATGCCAACCGCTAGCACTGTGCCTTCTGCTGGATGGAATACTGAGAACGGTTCTGCTACTGAAAAGAGCCCTGCCTTCTCTAAAATCACATTTAGCCCTAAGCGTTTGGCCGCTTACATTCAAGTTTCTAACCAGTTAATGCTTCAGTCTTCTAACAGCATTGACGCTTATGTAAGAAACTGGCTCCTTAATGCTATGGCTCAGTCTTTGGAAACTGCTGCTATTAAAGGCGGTGGTTCTAACGAGCCTACTGGTATTATTGCCAACGCCAATGTAAATGTAACTTTTGCAGGTGGCGCAACTTCTAACGCTACCAACGCTAACGGTATTGCTCCAGTTTGGGCCGATGTTGTTAACTTGATGAAAGCCGTAGAAAACGCTAACGGTGAGGGTGTTGCTTACTTGACTAACCCTAAAGTTAAAGCTGCTTTGCAGACTATTCCTCGCCAGTCTTCTGGTGTTGAAGGTAACTTTATTTGGCCTGCTGGTGGCTTCGACTTGAACGGCTACCCAGTTTCTACTTCTACCTTGGTACCTTCTAACTTGTCTAAAGGTTCTAGCAGCACATTGTCTGCTATGATTTTTGGAGACTTCAGCAAAATGGCTATCGCCTCTTGGGGTGGTATGGAGTTGACAGTAGACCCTTATAGCGGCGCTACTGCTGGCTTGACTAATGTTGTATTGAACGCTTACTTGGATTGCAACTTGTTGCAGCCTACTGCCTTCGCAGTTTGTAAGGACATTGTAGCCTAATAACTTGACTGCTCGGAGTCATTAAAGACCGAGTGCTAGGGGTGGCCTTGACTGCGCCACCCTTGGGCTAATATGAAAATTAAATTTATTGCTAACCCTTCTGGGCAGTTTAACCTTTCCTACAACGCGGGCGAGGAGGTAATTATGGAAACCAAGCAAGCCATGCTTTTAATCGAGGCAGGCGTAGCTATTGAAATTCCAGCGCTTACTTCACCTAGCAAGCCAAGCAAAAAGGCTAAGCCAGTTAACCCAGAAACCGAACTAGACGCCGAGTAAAACTATGTTTATTGCACGCCACTATACCGCCTACGCTAACGCCGCTACTGACTACATAACACTAGCAGAAACTAAGCAGCACCTGCGCGTTACAAGCAGCGCCGACGACACTTACATAGGCGGGCTTATTGCTATGGCTGTGGAGGCTTGCAGTAATTACCTTGGCTATTCTATTCGTAAGGCTACGGCACGCTATGGCTTCGACGGCTTTACGGGGCAGCCTGCGCTAGTTAACCCCCTTAACGGGACCAATATACCCAGCGGCAACTACTTGCGTTTAAACACGCGCTGCTTGGCTGTAACAAATGTTTACTACATTAGTGACAGCAACGCAATTACAGCCTACGACTCAGCAGACTGGATTAGTAGCCCTGAGCCTATGGGCCTATACAGCCGTAACATTTTTATAGAAACAGCGCCGACATTGGTAACAGACGACGGGATTAAATACATAGTAGAACTAACAGAAGGGTTTAACCCAGTTGGAACTTCTAGCGTAGACCCTGACACTATTTTCCCAATGACAATAAAGCACGCGGCACTTTTGTTAATTGCTCAGTATTACGACAATAGGCAGGCTATTGTAACTGGAACTATACAAAGCCCGTTAGAGTTTGGCTTCCATTATTTGTTAGACCCGTATAAAATACAAATTTTAGTATAATGAATGCAGGGGCTATGGATGTACTGGTGAGCCTACAAAGTTACACCGAGACAATAGACACTAACACTGGCGAGAAGTTGCAGACTTGGACCGAGTACGCTACCGCATGGGCTGAGCGTGTAGAGGCGCAGTCTGGTAATGAGAATGTAAACGCGGACCGCCGAGAACATAAGCAAATAGTAAATTATACTATTCGGTATAATACCAGCGTGAGCGTTAAGCATAGAGTAGTAGAGGACGGCATAGCCCATAACATTGTTAACATAGCAAATTTACAGCGCAACCTATATTTGAAACTACAAACCGAAGTTACACTGTAATGCCTAGCGACAAAAACATAGAGGGAATGAGCGAAGTAATTAACGCGCTGGAGGCTATTGGTGTAGACATTAAAAGCCCGAAGTTGCAGAAGTTGCTGCGCAAAAGTGCAGAGCCAATTATAGCAACGGCTAAAAGTTTAGTGCCAGTTAACACGGGCGACTTGCGCGACTCTATTGGTTTTATTACTAGCAAAGACAGCACTAACCTAGACAAGACTTTAATAGGCTTGCGTAAAGAATACTATAACAATTACCTCGGCGTCATGTTTGAATATGGCACAGCGCCCCGCATTCAGTCTAACGGACGCTATACGGGAAGCCTAGCGCCTCGCCCATTTATGCGACCAGCCCTAGACAGAAACGCGTCTAATGTAACAGACGAAGTAATTAAAGGCGTAGACGGAATGCTGCGCGACTTAGCAAAGAAAAATAACTTAATATATAAATAACCATGGCAACTACTGGATTAGTAAACGGCACGCTTATTAGCATCTATAAAGATGTAGCAGGCACATTAACTAAAATCGCTAACGCGACATCTCACAGCATCGACATTTCTAAGGACATGATTGATGTTACTAACAAAGACAGCGCAGGCGCAAAAGAATTCATCGCAGGCGAGTACGGCTACACTTTAAATGTAGAGGGAATTTTTGAAGAGGACGCAAGCGTAAGCACGCAAGGCCAATCTTTTAAAGACCTTTTGACCGACTTGTTAGCTGGTACTTCTGTAACTGTTGTAATGACTACTAACAGCACGGGCGACCAAAAAATGACTGGCTCAGCATTCTTTAGCAGTTTGTCTTTGAGCGCTCCTAACAATGACAAAGCTACTTTCACTGGAACCTTGCAAGGTACTGGCGCTTTGACTGTTGGCACAGTTGCTTAATTAATTTACTATATTTGTGCCATGAGCACAGAAATTAAAATCGGGGGTGCTAGTCACCCCCTTTTGTTTAACATGAATAGCCTTAAGAATGTAATGCAGTTGGCTGGCATGGAAAACTTTGCAGACTTAAACATGCAAAAGGATTTAGCCAAGTCTATGGACTTTGCACTAGCCTGCGCATTTTATGGCATTCTAGAAGGCTACGAAGCCAAGGGCGAAAAAACACCGTTTAAAACAGTTGACAAATTAGGCGCAGCTATTCGGAAATTTTCCGAGTTAACCCCTGCACTTGACGCGTTTACTGCTGCGGTTACTGACTTCTTTTCTAGCGACGAGCCAGAGGGAAAGTAACAGCCAAGGGCGACAGCGCCCCGCTTACTTGGCGCAAAATTGAGCGCATTAGTTATGGAGAACTTGGGCTAAGTGAGGCCGAGTTTTGGAAATGCACGCCCCACTTTTGGAGGTTAAAACTTGAGGGCATGCGTTCCGCGCAGACCCAAGAGTATAGGAACCAGTGGGAACTTATGCGCTGGGCGGTTGCTACTTCTATGGCCCCGCACCTTAAAAAGCCAATAGAGCCTAAACGCTTGTTAACTTTTCCATGGGAGGAGCGCGACTATATTAGTATAGAGGAGGCAGTTAAGTTATATTCGCATGTCTTTGACAAGTTAACCCCAGACGCCAAAGCATGAGCGCCCCTATAAAAATAGCCTATAACATTCTTAGCAACTACGCGGGGCTTACTGCTCTTGTTAGTACACGCTTAAACCCCTTGCGCATTCCGCAAGAGTCTGCATTCCCTGCAATAAGTTACAATGTAGTTAGCGTAATTGCTAGCCCTACGAACACTAGCCACAGCCGTACAGACTTTGCACGGGTGCAGGTTAATTCTTTTGGCACTACATTCGCTAGCGCTACGGCGGTCGCTGAGCAAGTAAGGGCAGCGTTTGAGGCTGCGACATTGCCAGCAACTTTTAACGGCGTTAAATGCCAGACAATAGAACTAGACAGCGAGGTACAGTTAACCGACGACGAGGCAGGGTTTGCTGGAGTCTACCAAGTTTCTCAGGACTTTATAATTAATTATACTAGGTAATGGCAAGGTCGTTAAACATTGTTATAGGTGCAGACATAGAGAAGCTGCGCAAAGGTTTGCAGGACGCTGTTAGCGCCATCCAAGCAAGCGGCTCTAAAATGAGTGCAGAGACCGCAAAGGCTGCAACCGAAATAGAAAAGAAGTTAAAAGACATAAGCACCAAAAACCCTACGGCTGGAACTGTTAGACAGTTAACCAACTTAGCCATGCAGGCTAGGGCCTTGGGGCCAGAGTTTGCCCAAACTGCTAACGACATTATAAGGGCAGCGGGTAAAATGAAAGACAGCATAAGCGACGCCCGCGCTGAGGTTTCATACTTTGCAAGTGACACGCGTAGAATTGACGCCGTGCTTGGTGGAGTGCAGGCAGTTGCTGGCGCCTTTGGTGCAGTAGAAGGGGCACTAGCTTTAACTGGCGTAGAGAGCGAGGACCTACAAAAAACCATGGTTAAACTCCAAGGGGCAATAGCCTTGGTTAATGGAGTGCAAGCTATACAAGCAATTTTATTAGACGAGAACGCTACAAAAACGGGCGTGCTTGCATTAGCCAATAGAGTATATACTAGCGTAACTGCTGGGGCCACTGGCGCTACATTAGCTTTTAGAACTGCTTTAATGAGTATAGGCATTGGCGTATTAATTGCAGGAATTGGGGCGCTTGTTGCAAACTTTGACAAACTTAAGGACGCTATTTTCCCTGCTGACAAAGCGCTAAAAGACTTAAATAATACCATAGACAAAAGCATAGCCAAGCAGCAAAACGAAGTTAAAATACTAGAAGCCAAGGGCGACAAGTTAGGGGCATTCGCTAAGAATGAGCAAATTTTAAACGAGACGCTTAAAAAAGCCCGTGCTAACTTTGGTAAAAACAACAAAGAGAATTGGGGCAAAATAGTTGACGACACAAAAACAGCGTTAACCGTTTTAAAAATTGAGCGCGAAAATTATATAACCGAGGAGAATACAAAGCAGCAAGAGCATGCCGCTGAGGTTCTTAAAAAACAAGGCGAGGAATACGAAAAGCGCAAAGCCAAGTTAAAAAAGTTCAACGACGAGCAAGCCAAAATAACAAAAGAGGGCAGGGAGAGAGCGCTAAGTTATTTGGACCTAGACCGCGCAGGAATTGCTAGGGCTATACCAAAGGCAAAGCCTCAGCCAATTAGCGGGCCTATTCAGTCTACTAGTAAAGCAATGAGCGAAGAAACTAGACTGCAAAGGCGTGAACAATTAAAGCAGGAAATTAACCAAATAGAATATGAGGAGCGCATGGTTAAGTCTATGGAGGGCGTGAATGCGGCCTTTAATAACTTAAGCGTGCAGGGCCTAGAAAGTTTTGGCCAAGCACTTGGCGACATTCTTAGCGGCCAAATAAATAGTTTTGACGACTTTGGCAAAGCCTTGCTGGGTTCTGTTGCTCAGTTTATGCGGGCCTTTGGTTCTGCACTTATTGCAACGGCTACCGCCTCCAAGGCGTTTAAGGAGTTGCTAATTAAAGACCCAGTGCTAGCAGCTGCTGCGGGTGTTGCATTGGTTGCAGGTTCTGCGGTCATTAGCGGCATGCTTAAGAAAGGGCCACAGCCTACGGCATTCGCTGAGGGTGGAATTGTTAGCGGTCCTACATTGGGCTTAGTTGGTGAATACCCTAACGCTAGGAATAACCCAGAAGTTATAGCACCTTTAGACAAACTTAAAGGCATGCTAAAAACTGGAGACAATAGCAGCGGCTTTGTGGCAAGCACTACCATAGCAGGCCGAGACTTGGCAATAGTTTTAGAGCGTTATAATAAAGACAGCAAAAGAGGTTAATGGCACGCAAGTATTACGGCTCGTTTTTGAGCATCGAAAATATAGAGTATAGGGTAGAACTCTGGGACGGGGCCACTGGCTCAAGTGCTAACAACTTTGCAAGCCGCTACGCTACCAGAGTAACAGCAGCAGGAGGCTACCAAGAGGGCGCCAGTTGCTTACTTGAAAAGTTACTAGAACTAGAGGACGCCACAGAATTAACCCTAGCAGGCGACGGCTTTACTATTGAGCGCCAAGGTCAGGGTAATACCTACTACGAAAACTTTTGTAGGCCTAGTAGAATTTCGACTAACTGGGTAATGCCTAGCGACACGGTGCGAAATGCTTTTATAGCTATTGCCAACAGTCAAGAGAACCGCTACGCTATTGTCGTTTATAGAGCAGACGCGCTTTACTATGTAGGCCGAGTGGTTGCAGACCAAGCCGACTACCTACGCGAAAGCATTAACGGGGCGCCAGTGTTTGACTTGGTGGCTGTTGACTCGTTAAACTTGTTAGAGGGTTTCTTTGTAAGCCCTGACTGGTTTACTGACTCATTGGCTACGGGCTTAGACATAGTGCGTAAGTCTTTGGAACTTTGCGGACTTGACGACTACTGGACCGCCTTAGGCGAAAATACCTATATACGCGACGGCGTTACAATGTATGACACGGCGCAGGCGAGTTACAAAGGGCTGGCTAACACTAAGTTTAACCTGCTTAGCTTTTACAATAGCTTTGACCCTTTCGCGGATGTTCAATTTATTGACACTACCGACCCCTTCGAGGCTGGCACAAATATAGACTTGCTAACTTGCAAGCAGGCCATAGAGCAAGTGCTAAGCATTTACGGCAGTCGCATTACTTTAGAGAGCGGGGCGTTTTGGATTTTACCAGACGACGCCTATAACGCTACTAACTTAACTACTAGAATTTACAACGCTGCGGGTACCTACCAAAGCAACGGCAGCACAGCCCACGCTGTTAGCCTTGCTGCTAATGTAAGGCCACAGTGGGAAGCCAAGCCGACACTAACATACCAGCCACCAGTTAGGGCCGTGGATGTTATAGAGGAGAGACAAAACGCTATATTTGTTTTAAGGACCGAGCCAGACAATAACAGTATAGAGTTGTCAATAGTTGACAAGACATTACAAGCCAGCAAGCCTACACGGGTGCGCATGCTGTGCAAATGGTTTGACGACTCCTTTGTAGCATTAAGCGCAAGCAGTGCCAAGCGTTACCAGCGTTACTTATTCTATTACCGCATTTATGTTAAAAACTCTGGCGGCACTACTTCACAATACAGCCCAATTACAAACGCTTATAATACAGTAGCTACGCCCGTTTGGCAGACTCAGGAGTTAACAGTTACTAACGCGCGTAATAGTTGGAATACTCATGTAATGGACTTCGTAATGCCTGAAGTTCCTGCTGGCTATACGCGTTTATTTGTTGACTATTACATAGAGGCTGAGCAAGGTTTCTTTGTAGCGCCTAACAACTGGGCCGCCAACACTACTAACCAGATTAACTTTTGGGGTACCATTACAGCAGCGCAGCCTTATGGCTCAATAGAAAACCCAGACTTTGCCCACACGACCAAGCAGACTGTAAGCGTAACGGGCGCTAGTGGCAACAGCCAACTTATAGAACTTGAGCCCGCTTACTATGACGACGAGGGCCTTTATGGCTTCGGCTCTATTTTTGTTTACAACGGCTCTACTTTTGTTTTAAGTTCTAACTGGTTCAGCGGTTATGCTAGTGCAATAAGCGCGGACCTAGGTACAATTCTAGGCCGTCGTATTGGTGGCATGTATAATAAATTTGTGCCAGTTGTGCAGGGTACATGGCACGACGCTGGAACTTTAAGCGCTATTAAGTCTCTTAACTTTGACTCTACAAAATGGCTGTTTAACGGAGGCACATTTTACCCACGCTCAGAAAGTTGGCAGGGCGAATGGCTAGGGCTTGCACCTGACTACACGCTAGCAACTGGCGGCGGGAGCGAAGAGTATAACCCTAGGACTGGAGAGCGGACCATACGCGAGCGACTAAATTACCATGAGTTTGCAATTACAAAACTTAACCTAGAAACTAGCGCTATACCAGACAGACTAGTAGAGCATTTAGTTAACTACTCGGACGGGGCACCGACTACACAGCCAACGCTAAACACACGCTGGGAAGTAATGCTGGAATACAAAGACAGCACCGAGGTACTAGACTGGCATATACAAGAGCATAACGCTTCTGTGGTTTATACAGCAGGCACCCACACAATTACTAACGGCTACGAGTTAATTATTTGTAATAGCACGGACGGCAATGTAACTGTAAACCTACCAAACGCCACCGAGAGCAAGGGCAAAAAATACTATTTTAAAAAGACAGCGACTTCACATGTAGTAACTATTGACGGAGGGGCTTACAATATAGACGGGGCAACAGCTACAACTATTAACCAACTTTACGGCAGCAAGACAATTATAAGCGACGGGGCGCAGTGGTATATTATTGCAGAGGTTTAATTTGTTAACGACTTGCGTTTAATGTGTTTGTAAATTGCAGGCACTATGGCACAAGCAAGCGCAGACATTATAGCAGGCTCGCAGGGTTTTAAATACCACGCGGCTGCGACAGTTACCTCAGTTAGTTACGACGCGGTTGTACCCACCGAGGACACTGTATTTACTTCTTTTACCGTAACCCAAGAGAACGGCACGGCTACCAATGTATTGAGCGCCCGCGGAATGAGCGGCGTTACTTTCCAGCAGGGGGCTTATTTGCCAGCGGGTAAGGGTAATAAAATTACTGGCTTCGTTATTAGTTCTGGTTCTGTAATCGGTTACTAAAATGCTAGTAAGTCAAAACCTCGGACTTGGCACGCGAGGCACGGCATACAAAGGGCAGGGCTGGGCTCTGGTTAAGTTGTATAAGTCGCGCGTTAATGCTGACGGTGGCTATTACGAAGGCATCGGCTGTTTACTTCGAAAACTTAACAACTTATAAAAAATGAGCGATTTATTAAATCAGGCCAGTTTGGTAATGGTGCCCTCTGGATACAAAGAGGACACGGTATATTCAGTAGTGCCTAGTGACGGTTCAGGCGACCTATCCTTCACCCGAGCATCCAACGGAACAAGAATAAATAGTGCGGGGTTGGTTGAGGTTTGCCCGTGGAATTTGTGCGAGTATTCGGAAGAACTAAACATTTGGACAACTTCAAGGGCAAGTGTTACAACAAATGCAACAACTGCACCAAATGGAACTGCAACGGCTGACAAAGTAATTACCGATTCAACCGCAAACACTACACACCAAATATATATAGGGCCATTTACCACACCAAATTTGCCCTTTGTAATTAGTGTTTATGCAAAAAAATCCGAATATGATTATATTCATTTAGGCAAAGACACATCTACGACAAAAACTTGGTTTGATTTAACTAATGGGACAGTAGGAACACAAGGAAGCGATGTATTAAGCGCATCGATTGAAAGTGTTGGTAATGGGTGG